AAGAAAAAGAAAAAGAAAAGGATTTAGCAGAACAAAATTTAGAAGAAATAGACAAAAATGTAGAAGTAGCAAAACAAAATATAGTAGAACAAAATATAGTAGAACAAAATATAGAAGGAGAAAAAGAAGAACAAAGCGCAAAAGATTACGTTAGTGTAATTAAAAAGGTAAAAAAAGAAAATATTACTCCAGATAACATTGGAGAGATAATGTTATGTCAAATTCCAGGAATAAGCTCAGTAACCGCATTGGCTATAATAGAAAAATACGGTAGTATTCCAGAATTAATTAAACAAATAGAAGCAGATAATTATTGTTTAAAAGAAATTTCTTATACAAACTCTAAAGGACAAACACGCAAAATAAATAAAACATCTATAGCAAATATTGTAAAATTTTTGATGAAAAAATAAATATATATAATATATTCATGGAAAAAGGGTTACAAAATTTTTTAATGTTTTTAGCTATTTGTTTTGTATCTTATATTACATTTAGTAATTTAAATCTTGATTTTAAGTTTAAAGAAGGAATGACAACTTCTACGACTACATCAAGTACATCTTCTTCAACATCAGGAATTGCTGGAAATGCTGCTGCTTACGCCGCTTCTATAAAGTCAGCAACAATAAAAATGCAAGACACATTTTTGTTTAATAAATACCATGATGATTACGAAAAAGTTATCTTAGACTTAGACGACTTAATAAACTGCCTAATGTTAAATATTACATTAAACGTAGACACTAATAATCCACAAGCATCTTTATCTAAATTGGCTGAGCTAAATCAAGCAAAAACCGCATTAAATAGTGTTATGAAATTTGTAGATAAAAGTGGATAAACGATTATTTTTATATATTTCATTTAAGTTATTTATATTTTTAACTTACATATAAAGATACTTCATTTTGCTTATAGTATCCTTTATTAATTAGGTCTTGTGTATACCCTGCACCTCCCCAATTTGGATCCATTGGATTTGGACTGACATTTTCACTTTGTTGTTGAATATTCATTGCGTCTAAAGGGGTTGTTGTTCCAACATAATACGAAGTTTGGTCGAAACCTGGATAAGAATTGTGATTGTAAGGGGGATCACTTCTACTTGCATCTACTAAAGGTGTCGGATTTGGATATGCTTCATCCCCAACTGGTTCTAAAGCAGTTTCCATCATTGGAGGTATTTGTGATGCAATACCTATTGGAGCTTGTGATGATGGTGGTAATCCGCCTTGAGGTTCAGATACACTTGGTCTAATTTTATATACACGATTACCTTGTGGATCATATGATTCTTGTAAATACAACACAGGACATCTTACACCTTGGCTTCTTTGCCAATCTAAAAATTCAGTATAATCTTCTAAATTATCAAACTCTATAGGATTTACACCTGGAACTTGCGCCTTTTTTGAATTGTATAAATAAAACCTAGAGCCTTTTTGAATTAAAAGGTTGGGGCATTTTGAATTATCACTGTTCCCATTTATTAACCCTTCAGCATTTTTTGGATCAGCATTTTTTGCGTAAAAATACAGACCTATTAAAAATACCACTATAAATAAAAATGATGTTAAATTCATTATATATATTTAATAGGAATAAAATTGTAAAATAATTTTGTTTATTTTTTATCGTTTTTATTTTTGTTTTATATTTTTGTTTTTTAATTATTGTTTTTAATTATTGTTTTTAATTATTGTTTTTAATTATTGTTTTTAATTATTGTTTTTAATTATTGTTTTTAATTTTTTTGTTTTTATTTTTCTGTTTATTTAATATAATGGTTTTTTTAAGTATTGACACGGAAAATTATAAGAAAAAAATATATAATGGTAAAACAAACCTAGAATTATTAAATGAAATTATAAAAGTAGACCCAAATAACAAAATATTTATACTTTTTTATATGAATGGGTGTGGACCGTGTAATGCTACAAGACCAGAATGGAAAAAATTAGAACATATTTTTAAAAAATACAAAAATGATCAAACTGTTGCAATAGTTGATATAGATCACGTGTTAACAGATAAAGTGTATAACGTTAAAAATGAGCCTAATAGTTTTCCTACCATGAGGTATATGACAAATAAAAATAATGCTGTTGAAAATTATGAAGATAGTGAAATACCAGATAAGAATAGAACTATAGATAATTTTGCAGAATGGATAAACCTTAAAACTAAGCAACATAAATCAACACATAATCAAATGAAACAACACGGAGGCAAAACACTAAGAAAAGAAAAAAAAGTAAAGGGTAGAAAATGGAGCAGAAAATATAAAAATAGTATTAACTGTCGGAGACCTAAGGGTTTCTCTCAAAAACAATATTGTAAATATAGTCGTAGCCGTAAGCACTAATTTTTATTTTTGTAGTTGTTACACCTTTTAGACCTTTTTACATTTACTACGAAGTGAAACGTCAACTATTTATAATATAATAAATAAATATTACTTTTATTATATTATATAATTTCATTTGGAAAATATATTTGTATTTTTTATAATATATGATATTGTAATTAAACTTTTTCTAATATATTCTTCAGAACAACACATTAGTTCTGCTATATGCCTATTTGACCTAATAGGTGTAAAATCTATACTATATTTTAAATAAAAAACTCTTTTCAAAAAGGGCGTTAATGATGAGTTAATTATACTTATTATTTCTTCCAATTCAAAACTGTTGTTTACATTATTTAAAATATTATTATAAATATCATTATCATTATTATTGTTATGTATTTTTTCTAACTGCCATATTTCATCACTATGTATTATTTTTGTATTCAATAATTGTTTATATATTATTATATCATTACTAGACATATTTGTTTTGTTTTTACTTCTATAACTTTTAGATAAAATACTTGACGAAAAATGAGATGTAAGTATTTTTAATAATTCTGATTTTATATAAATACTTGCGTAATTTGTAAATGAACTTTTCCCATTATATTTTCTAACTGATTTAAGCAATCCTATTTTGGTAGCTATAATCAAATCTTCTATAAATATATTCGTACATTTATATTTATGAAACTTTTTAAATTCATATGCTTTGTTAATAGCCCATTTTTCAAAATACTTATATAATATATGTTCACTCTTATCTCTATTGTACAAAGGGTTTTTAAATATTTTATTTAATACGTTAAATGAATGTCCATTCAAATATAATGGAGTTACATATAATTGTACTGAAAATATAAATAAATTAAATATTACAAAAATACGTGAAAAATATATCATTTATTTGTTTTGCTTATTGTAATTATTAAGAAATATTTATATAATGTTTATATGTATTATTTTTTAGGCTCACGTAAACTGTTTCATAGATACCTATATATGAATAATATAAGAATACGTTGCTAAAAACACATTAAAATCTGTATTTGAAATATAAAAAAAGTCTAATAATTTAAAAAATTGAATAAAATTTAGATAATTTGAATATTTGTAAACGAAATAAATACAACTTGTTATAGTTAAATAGCGCAAACAAAAATGGAACACGTTTTCAGAATTTTCGATTTTAATGTTTATAATGATAAAAACTCTTTAGCCAGTTTCTATGGTGAAGAGCAAAACACATATAGAGATACGAATTGTTTCTTTATACAAATTTTCGGCGTAGACGAAACAGGCGCAACATATTCGCTACTTGCAGAAGGATATAAACCTTTCTTCTACGTAATGGTAAGTGATAACTGGAGTATTCAAACAAAAGAAGACTTTTTATTCCATTTAAAAGAGAAAATGGGTAAGTATTATAGCGACTCCATTACAAAATGCAAAATAATTAAACGTAAAAAATTATACGGGTTTGACAACAGAAAAGAACATAAATTTATATTTATTGAGTTTGCAAATTTAACAGCATTTAATAAAGCGAAAAACTTTTGGTATAGTGGTTACGACGAAGGTCATTCTTTATTGAAAGACGGCTATAAATTTAATAATACAAACATTTTACTTTATGAAGCAAATATTCCGCCATTATTACGTTTCTTCCATATTAAAAATATCAGTCCATCAGGCTGGATCACCGTGATCAAAAAAAAGACAACTGATATCAAAGGAGACTATAAAACTGTAAATTGCGACTATGAATTAAAAATAAATTATAATGATATTATACCTTTAAATGATAAAGAAACGAGAGTTCCATATAAAATAATGAGTTTTGATATTGAGGCAAGTAGTAGCCATGGTGATTTTCCTATTCCGATAAAAACATATAAAAAACTTGCTACAAACATTATTGAATATTTTGAAAATTTAAAAATAGAACTTACTAAAGAGTTATGTAAAAATATTTTGAGAAGAATTATTTTAGCTGCATTTGGCTACGAAAAAATGGAGCAAATCGATATTGTATACCCTAAAATCAAAGAAAAAGTAGACAAAAAAGAAAAAGTACAGAAATTATGTGAGATTTGGTTAGAAGCCGAAGTTAGAAATTTTAAAAATCAAAGTGAATTTAGCAATGCGAATACCTTAGAGACTTTATTTGAAAAAATGGCTGCAGACGAAGATGATGATGATAGCGACGAAAACAAATTCAAAGGACATATTAAGAGCTATGCCGATACAAAAGCGACCATTGTAGATATACTTTGCGACAAAAATTTTGAACGCGAAGGTAAGCTGAATGAGCTAAATATATCTTTAAATGCCAAATTTCCTAAGTTAGAAGGTGACAAAGTAACCTTTATAGGTTCAACATTTATGAAATATGGAGATAAAGACCCTTATTTTAACCACTGTATTGTATTAAATACATGTTCCAATGTTTCTATTGAAAATTCTGTAGTCGAAAGCTATACTTCAGAAAAAGATGTTTTACTCGCTTGGCAACAACTCGTACAAAGAGAGAACCCTGATATTGTTATTGGCTATAATATTTTTGGTTTTGATTATCAGTTCATGTTTCATCGTGCTGAGGAAAATAATTGTGTAGAAGATTTCTTAAAGCTATCCAGAAATAAAGAAGAAATATGTGGAACAATGGATAAAGACGGATATAAATGGAAAATAGAAGAAAGCACTATACAAATAGCTAGTGGACAACATGACTTACATTTTATTAAAATGAACGGCCGTCTTCAAGTAGATTTATATAACTTTTATAGGAGAGAAGCTAACCTGATTTCGTATAAATTGGATTATGTCGCCGGTAATTTTATCGGCGATTTTATAAAAAATATTGAGCAGTTAACGGCGCATGATAAAAGTATTTCAATAATTAAAACGTCAAATATGACAGGACTTTTAACAGGTAGTTATGTACATTTTGAAGAAATAGGTCATTCTGTAGACTACTATGATAATGGTGCAAAATTTATCGTTTTAAATATAGATAAGACGACGAATGCATTTATAATTGAAGGTCATATTAGTCCCGATACAATCAACAAAAAAGTGCGATGGTGTTTAGCAAAAGATGACGTAACACCTAAGGATATATTCAGAATGACGAATGGTTCTGCAGATGATCGTGCAGTAATAGCAAAATACTGTATACAAGATTGTAACTTAGTGCATTATTTATTTAATAAATCGGATATTCTAACTGGATATATTGAGATGGCGAAAATTTGTAGTGTCCCAATTAACTTTTTAGTTATGCGAGGCCAAGGAATTAAGCTAACAAGTTATATTGCAAAAAAATGTAGAGAGAAACGCACCCTAATGCCTGTAATAGAAAAGGGCGGTCTAGATGAAGGATATGAAGGAGCTATTGTGTTAGACCCTAAATGTGATTTATATCTAGATAACCCAGTTGCGTGTGTAGATTATGCATCGTTATATCCTAGTTCAATGATCAGCGAAAACTTGTCTCACGATAGTAAAGTCTGGACTGTCGAATACGATTTAGCTGGTAATTTAATAGAAGAATGGGGAGAGAAAAATGAACACGGAGAATATATTTATGATAATCTTCCTGGGTGCGAATATGTAGATATTAGTTATGACACATATAGATATTTCAGAAAACACCCGAAAGCAGCAGCGGAAAAAATAAAATGTGGATATAAAATTTGCAGGTTCGCCCAGCCTACACAAACAGGTGAAAACGAGGGAATTATGCCTTCTATTTTGAAAGAGCTTTTGAAGGCAAGAAAAGACACACGAAAATTAATTCCACAGCAAACAGATGAATTTATGAAAAATGTATTAGATCAGCGTCAGTTAGGTTATAAAGTTACTGCAAACTCACTCTACGGACAATGTGGTGCTAAAACCAGTACATTTTACGAAAAAGATATTGCCGCGTGTACAACTGCTACAGGAAGAAAATTATTAACTTATGCTAAGCGGGTTATTGAAGAATGTTATGGAAATAAAATTTGTCAAACAAATAAGTACGGACCTGTTTTAACAAAAGCAGAATATATATATGGCGACACTGATTCGGTATTCTTCACATTTAATTTACAAACACCTGACGGAAAACCGATTAGAGGCAAAGAAGCATTAGAAATTACAATTGAGTTAGCACAAGAAGCAGGACATTTAGCTTCTAATTTCTTAAAACGACCGCATGACCTTGAGTATGAAAAAACATTTATGCCATTTTGTCTATTATCCAAAAAGAGGTATGTTGGTATGCTCTATGAAACAGATCCCAATAAAGGAAAACGAAAAGAAATGGGAATAGTATTAAAGCGTCGTGATAATGCGCCAATAGTAAAAGATATATATGGTGGCATAATTGATATTCTTATGAAAAAACAAAATATAAAAGAAGCCGTTGAATTTTTAAAATCATGTCTACAAAATATTGTTGACGAAAAATATTCTATGGATAAACTAATTATTACTAAGTCGCTACGTTCTGGATATAAAAATCCACAAAGTATCGCACATAAAGTGTTGGCTGATAGAATAACTGCAAGGGACCCGGGTAACAAACCAGGTTCAGGAGATAGAATTCCGTTTGTTTATATTTCTACAAATGATAAAAAAGCACTACAAGGAGATAAAATCGAAACGCCTACGTTTATTAAAGAAAATGGACTTAAAATCGATTATTCGTTTTATATTACTAACCAAATCATGAAACCAGTTCAACAGGTATTTGCATTAGTATTAGAAAAAATGTGGGACTTACAAGGAAAATCTTTAACAAAAGGTAAAAAGTTTAAAAAAGAAGTTGAATTGTTACGAAATTCGACACCTGAAGATAAATTTGAAGATAAACTAGAACAACTAAGGAATAAAGAAGTAAAGGCTTTATTATTTGATGACTATTTGAGAGTAACTAATAATGAAAAAAATGGTGTTCAAAGTTTGACAAAATTCTTTATAAAAATATAAAAATAAATTATATAAAATACAAAAATCATATTTTATATAATAAAAAGGGCACAAACAAAGCTTATAGAATATATATTTATTTTTAGTATTTATTTTTAGTATTTATTTTTAGTATTTATTTTTAGTATTTATTTTTAGTATTTATTTTTTTAAACTGAAATCGAATTAATTTGATTTTCTGCGAATTGTGCGAATAATTTTGCTAGAGTTATATTAATATTATTAATTGCATACTCAAGACTACCAATGCGAGCCTTAAGCGTCGTTAAGTTATCTTGTTTATAAGGTTCGCTAGGTTCAGCAAAATCCTCATTCGCTTCTTCACTTGTATCGCTGAGTGAAGGGGTCAAAATATCTTCCGATACAAAACTCTTTTCATAAACCTGTGAATTAAACCCTCGCGCCTCATCCCAACTACTAATAAAACCTTCTGACTGCAACTTAAACAAAATAGCTCTCACACTTCTTCCATGTTTCACAGCAATTTCGTCTACAGTCCACTCTAAAAGTTCATATTCTCGCTGAAGAGCCAAAACTTCATTTACAGTCCATTTATTGTTATGTCTTGTAGTAGTCATTTTTTTTATAATAGTAATAATAAACTGTTATCTTTATATTATTTTAAAATAAAATATTTATAAGCGTTTCCCAATAATATTACATCATTTAACATGTCCAATTATCAATATATTCGTACATACCCAAGTACCTAATATTATCCACATATTACCAATTATGTCAGCACCATTATAAACAATCCATCTTAACCCTTGACAATGTGGCGCCATCGTCATGAAAGGCGACATAAAAAATCCGATATATGTATTTGGAACACAATAATATATATATAAATGTGAAGCAAAATAGTGCAAAAAAATCCATAATAAATATACACTGGAAACTTTGAAAACGATGGTAATATTTTTTTTTATACTATTTACAATTATATTTGTATTTAAATTTACATTATTATCGTTTATATCTGTATCTTCATGTTTAAAAATAACTTCTTGGGCTTCATCTTCGTCTTCCATTTATTAAATATAATAATAACTTATATTTAATATATTTTTGTTTATCTTCTTCTACGAAATGCTGATATTAAATTATATATAGTCTGTGGATCCGATAAGTCAGTTAGCACGTTACCAGATATATCGCGAAAGGTATTTAACAAATTATTTCCACCAATTAACTGGCTAACTGCTCCAATAGTTCTCTCTACATTTTCTGTAGAAATATTATTTGATACTATATGTTCTTGGTTTAAAACTTGCCCAGTCGAATTATTTGATGCATCTGTATTAAATAGTCTAGAACTCGCATCGGTTTGATTAAAGGTTCTTATATCATATCTACATACAGGACAAGCACAATGTGACATAAACCAAGTATTCAATTGCTCTGCATTAAATATATGTCCGCAATGGCGAATAACAGTAACCATATCAGTATCACTAAAATTTTCGAGAGAAATCGGGCAAGATCTGTTTCTAGGTGTAACAATATCGCAATACCTAACACGTCTGGTCGCCGCCTCAATTTGCGACTGTGTCGGATATACTTCTACAGGTTCAAAAAATGTTCGAAAAAGTCCCATTAAATTACTAGCATCTCCTGTAGTTGATGTCTCATTCCTTCTCTCTAAATCTGATAGTCGAAGGTCAAAAAGCGGAATTGTTACGCTATATTCATCCGCGTTTGAATAATTATTTCTGGAATAATTGGAATTACGATTTCTGTTACGATTATTATTGCTATTGCTCTGTCTAGGACATAATATATTTATAATCGTGTTTCGTATTTCATTATTATTGTCCGTTAATAAATTAATTTGCCTTAAATTATCGTTATACATGTTGTTAAGTATGTTAATAAGTAATAAATATTCATTACTTATATTTAAGGTTGACGAAGAATATCCACTCATTGTTATAATTATATATATTAATAAATCTGTTTAAATATATTACAGTTAATTAATATATCTTAAAAAATGTTTCATCGCGAAAAATATAGCAACAAAGGGCTAAGCGGACTAGCAAATTTGGGGAATACGTGTTTTATTAATTCATGTGTACAAATATTATCACACACATATGAATTAAATGAGTTTTTAGAAAAACAAACTTATAAAAAAAAATTAAATAATAAGGTTGAAACAGCCCTTTTGTTAGAATGGGACGAGTTAAGACAAATTTTATGGACTAATAACTGTGTTGTGTCCCCCGGTAAGTTTTTAGATACTATCCAAAAAGTAGCTAAAATAAAAGGACAAGATTTATTTACTGGTTATTCTCAAAATGATCTACCTGAGTTTCTTTTATTTTTAATTGACTGTTTTCATAGTTCAATTTCGAGAGAAGTTATTATGTCTATTTCCGGAACTCCTGAAAATGACACAGACTATTTAGCGATTGAATGTTTTAATATGATAAAAAAAATGTACTCCAAAGATTATTCCGAAATATGGAATTTATTTTATGGTGTCCATGTATCCGAAATAACAAGTCTAGAAACCGAGAAAACACTAAAGCTTACTCCAGAGCCATATTTTATGCTAGATTTACCTATTCCGTCAAATAATAAATCACCATCTTTGATTGACTGTATGGAGTTGTATGTTGAAGGCGAGATATTAGAAGGGGAAAATGCATGGACAAATGAAAAAACAGGAAAAAAAGAAAATATCAGGAAAAAAATCGTATTCTGGTCTTTCCCAAATATATTAGTAATTGACTTAAAGAGGTTTAACTCTAACGGACAAAAAAAACAAATGTTAGTTTCATACCCTTTAGATGATTTAGACTTATCTAAGTACATTATCGGTTATAAAAAAGAAAACTACATATATGAATTATACGGCGTATGTAACCATAGCGGAAATGTTTTAGGAGGACATTATACTTCTTACGTAAAAAATGCGAATAACAAATGGTATCACTTTAACGACACAAGTGTAAGTGAAGTAGGAATGAATGAAACCATTATTTCAACAAAAGCATATTGTTTATTTTATAGAAAGAAACAGAAACCCACAAATTAAAAATCTTTTTTAACTAGTTATATATTATATATAAAAATGGAAGTAGTAAACACAACATTAACAACAGACCCAGTAAATATGTATAATTATTTAAATAGTTATGTATTAAATCCTATGGTATTTATTATTATATTTTTAATAATAGTAGCATATTACGTATTGTCTTCTTCTTTAGCAAATGATAACGGCTCTTCAAGTTCAGGAACTGGCGTATCTAAAGGTGGTTTGAGTATACTAAGTATTATAGTTATCATTATTTTTGTCTTACTAATTTTAGTGAATGCTTTACAATATTTTTTCAGCATAAATGTTACTGCATACGTCCAAGATATTTTCACATCAAAACCGAAAATCGATATAGTCGTAGACCAAACCACAGTTCAACCTTCTATTCTTCCAGAAATAAAATTTAGAAAGCAAGTATTTAATGTTCCTGGTAATTATTATAACTATAAAAATGCTGAAGCGGTATGTAAAGCGTACGGTGCGGATATAGCGTCATACGATCAAATAGAAAAGGCTTATAATAACGGCGCAGAATGGTGTAACTATGGATGGTCGAAAGGCCAAATGGCATTATTCCCTACTCAGAAACGAACATTTGACAGGCTTCAAACGATAAAAGGTCATGAACATGACTGCGGAAGAACAGGAATTAACGGCGGATATATTGCGAATCCAGAGGTAAAGTTTGGCGTAAATTGTTATGGATATAAACCAAGAATTAATGAAGAAGAAGAAGAACTAATGGGAAAGGCTACACCATATCCAGAAAATATACAGGATCTTGCGTTTCAAAAGCGTATTGACTACTGGAAAAATAAAATAGACGACATATTGGTTTCGCCATTTAACTATAATATTTGGAGTGAATTATGAAAACATACCTCGTAACGAAATAACCAAAAAAAAAGATAACAAATAAACAAAACTTATTAAAACGTAGATTTTAATACAGTAATATAGATTAAACAATATATAATAAAATATGCGTAAAAAATATGATAAATGTATAATTTTTTCTAATTTAAAAATATATATATAAAATTTATTAACAACTATAAACACACCATAGTAATTTAATACAGATACTGTATACTCTCTATTTTTAAATAACAAATCTCTTCGACATATAGGACATGATTTATTTAAAGTGTGCCATTTATCTAAACAAATTTTATGTATAAAACCGTCACAAACACATTCTTTAAAATAGTAAATATTTACGTTTAATTTTATTGGTAGTTCGTTATTATTATTAACGCCCTCATAGCAGATAAAACATAAATTTGGCTCATTGTCTTCTTTTTCCATAATTATATCTTCTTCATATGGTTCATATGTCCTAAATAACATATTATATTAAATGTATAATTTAATGTAATATTTTTACGTCCTTTTATTTTAGGTTTTTTTTACTTTTTCTAGTTTTTTTTTGTTTTAATAGTTTTTTTTTTTTTTTTTTTTTTGTTTTTTTTTTTTTTTTTTTTTTTTTTTTTTTTTTTTTTTTTTTTTTTTTGTTTTTTTTT